AATATTGCAGGTATACGTCGCCCGGCTGCCACTCGGCGGGCGGCGTTTCGCTCGTTCCGGTGTAGATCATTCGCTCGGCGTAAGTGCCGGAGAAGATCCAGATGTTGTTATCGATTTTCTTGAGATCGATATACTTCTTCGCCGGCACGGCGATGGAGCCGGTCGCGCTCTCCGTCTGCCCCTTGGCGACGTTGATCGGCGTGCCGATACCCTCCCACTCGAAGGTGAACGGGTCGTTCGCAAAAATCCGCGTCTGCCAGTTCGGCGGCAGCAGCGCCGAGACAGCTGCGGTCAGCTTGATCGTCATGGACGTGCCCCACACCCAGACGAGGGCGTTTCCCCACGCGAGATCGGGCGTTGAGCCGGGCGTGCTGATCGCGAGCTCGGTGCCGAAGCGCGCGTCGTTCGTCAGCTTGGCGACGCCAACCGCTTTATCAGCAAGATTCGCTGTGCCTACCGCGCCGTTGGCGTTGGACAGCGCTCCAAGATTTGCCCGCGCCGCTTCCGCCGTCGTTGCGCCCGTGCCGCCGTTTGCCACGCTGATGGGAAAATCCACAGCCGTTTTCACGACAAAAACGTAAGTGGAGTTGTCCGAAAGCGTGGCGGTGTACTCCATACCGTCGGCAGTCTCGCCGGTTTTGGCAAAGCTCCGGATGCCGACCGTCGCCGCCACCCAGTATGTCTGCCAGGTGGACGAAACGCCCGGTTCGATATTCGAGCAGCCCCGCTTGCACAGATAGGAACCGCCGTTGTGCGTGACAAGATTCAGCGGCGCGTAAGACGCCGCCGCGCTGTACGCGCCCTTGCTGACTATCGCAGCCTGTCCGAGATTAACTGTTGCCATGTTCGTTTCTCCTTGTACATTTAAACACTCGCCGAAACGATACCTGTCTCGGCATCAAGTGACATGACGGCAATGTTGAAATTGCCCGCCGCCGTTTGGATAAGGCCGCCATCGTCGCTGAGCGACAGAACGGAACCTTCCGTATATGGGTCAAAGTGGCTCCAGAGAAGCGCCCCCGTTTCGATATCGATATCCAGCATCGTATATATCACGCGGTCGTCGATGACCGGGGCGATTTTCCGGATGAGCGTCGCCATGCCGTCGAGCATCGTCCCGCTCGGCACCGTGACGCCCTGTTCCTCTATGGCAGCCGCTATGTCTGCCTTGGCGCTGTTTATCCGGTCGATTTGTGAAGGAATACCGGGCATTGGCTTCCCCTCCTTCGCTTAAATGGCCGCCAGCGCCTTTTCGATGTCGTCCGTCAGAGATACCGTTCCGCTGCCGGAATGCTTTCCGGCCGGTATGGTATAACTCGTAACGGTCAGTCCGTCGATGGTCGCCGTGACCGTTCCCTGATCCGGCATCGTGCCTTCGACCTCCACGGCGTTCCCGTCGGCGTCAAGGGAAATGGCCGTTTCCCCTGCAAGGATGTCTCCGGCCTCCGCCGTTGCGTTGGAGGCGTCGCCGAATTTTGCGGGAATAGCTTCCACAGTGAACTTGCTGATTACCTTGCCCGCCGTCGGCGTCATGGTCTGCGCCGTTGTTTTCGGTGTGGCGGTCTTTTCTTCCAGAACAATGCTCACCTTGCCGGAGCCGGAATGGTTGCCTTTTGGGATGGTGTAAGACTGCTTCCCCGTAGTAGCATCCAGCGTGGCCGTCACCGTTCCGTTTTCCGGCAGAGTACCGGCGATGGTCTTGCCCGTCGCGTCAACGATGATCTTGTTGACGAGAACGTCCGCCGCCGTCGCGGTAACGCCGCTCACGTTCTGGTACGCATCCGGTATGGGCTTTACCGTCACGGACGACAGGCCGTATTTACCGGCGTCCGGCGTAACGCTCTGCTGGCTTTTTGTCGGAGTGATCTCCTTCGCCTGAAGCACATAGTTGCCGCCACCTGCCACGCCGAGGACCGTTCCGGAACCGTTGTGGTATCCGGCAGGGATCGTGTAGCTGTCGCCCTCCTTGACTTCGGCGGACACGGCGCCGTTGTTCACAATGCCCGCGATCGCCGTGGCCAGCTTGTCCAGCGTATCGGCCGACAGCGCAAGCCCAAGGTCGATCAGTTTGTCGCGGATCGTGTTGCGTGCGGTCTGTATTCTGGTGATTTCCGTGGATGTGGACACGTTGTTCCCTCCTTATATTTCCGCAAGCAGCGCGTTGATGTTCCCTATGGATTCGCTGACCGCTGCCGATGTGATGGGGTGTTCGTTGCCTTCCTCCGGTGTCTGCGCCTTCACGAGGCTCACAACGCCGTTCTCTGTGGAGAAATCGTCGCTGAACGTGAGATCCGTATCGATGCCGGGGTTCGGCTTGGGATCGTCGGGGTTCTCCGGATTATCGGGGCTCGGCGCCGTGCCGGAAATGACGTCGGCAACAGTCGTTATCTGCGGATAGTCGTTCACGCTTACCGCGTTGATCGTCATCGTTCCCTGCTGTCCGAGCGGGCGGGTGAACCCCTGTACAACGAACCGCTCCGCGGGGTGTCCCTGCTTGTCGTTGCGCACCACCGTCACGATCTCGTTTTCCACAATGTGGAACATCTGTGTTGAGGTAATCGCCACCTCTTTCGTGAGCGCCGTGGTTCGCTTCAGTTTCCACTCTGCATAATCGCGGCATATCTCGTCCGAATAGTAGTTCGGCATTTCGAGCCGCTGCGTCTTTAGCCCGATGCGGCTGATGCAGGTGTCGGAGGCAGGGTCGCGGTTCTGCACCCGCGCCCGCGCCGTCCGTCCTTCGTCAGATGTTGCCCCCGCAATAATGATGTCGTTGTAGACCTCTGTATTCCGGAATGTATACTCCGCGCCGAGAAACTGCTTTTCCGCGTCGGTGAAGTTCCACAGCACCGGCTTCGTAGCATCGGCGATATCGTCCTGCGATGGGTCAACAATGAGCCTTCCGATGTGGTTATATCCTACCCACGCCGCCAGCATCTCGCACAGCCCCAGAACCACGTCTGCAAGCGTTTCATTGTCTGCGGAAAGGTATGTATATGGCGTCGTCGTAAGCGGCCACAGCGTGCCGTCTGAGAGCGTCTGCGTCATGTGGTTGTAATAGCCGGTAAAGATCGGCTTGGTCGCATCGAGAGGGCTCGTCCCGTTGTTGTCCATCGTGAACCGGTCGAGCCGGAGCACAGAGTCGATGGCCTCGAAAATGTTGGTTCCCGCCGCCACCGAGTACGCGCCCTCCAGATTCCCGCGGAGCGTGCCGTCCAGATTCGCCCATTTGTCCGTCAAATGGTAGGTAACGGTCTTCGCGTCCGGCGTGACCGTCTCCTTCGGCGTGACGATCTCGAAGACCCCCTGCGGGATGAGATATTCCGTCCCGTCCGGCAGAAGCAGCCCTTCCAGAATGCGGATCTGCTGCCCGAACCATATCTGCCCCACGGCGTAGTTGTATTCTTCGTCCAGATTGGAAAGCGTGATATCCGCCTGCCGGCGCGCGCCGTTCTGAAGATTGCAGGAGATCGCTCCCTGCTGGAGAAACGCGCCCGACCGCCGGTTTTTATAGTCGTTGTCGAGCGCGTATCCCACACTGCCGCTCGGTGTAAGAAATTCCAAGCGCGTCACCTTTGTGAAGTCGGTCTTCAGCGCGTTCAGATACGCCGCATACCGGTTCTCCGCGCCGATAATCGTTTTGTCGCTCATGCAGCCTCCCTCCTCAGCGGACGGTAGCCGTCAGCGTCCCGGTGTCGGCGTCGAGCGCCATGCTGGCCGGAGTGAAGGAGCCGTTCGCCGTCTGAAGAAGCTCGCCGTCCTCGTTGAGCGATAGCACAGAGCCGTTTTCGTAAGGCGTGTCCGTCGTCCAGAGCAGCCGTCCCGTTGCCGGGTCGATGGTGATCGTCGTGAACACGATGTTGTCCGTCGGGTAAAACTGGCTGCCGTCTGCGGAAACGATGGAAACGCCGTCCGTGCTCCCGACCTCAGCCCAGGAGATCGTTCCCGTCTGCGGCATCACCCGGCTCTTGTAGTCGATGCTGATCGCCGTAGCGCTCGCCGTGTGGACGCGGAGGAAGTGCCCCTTCGGGTTGAGAAGAAACAGCGTATTGTCTGAATTGCTCAGCGTCATGAGAGCGTCGAACTGCTTCACGGTGTCCTTGTACGCCTTGCCGTTGATAAATCCGCCGATGAACCCGGAAAGCGTTCCGGTAAGGTAATTGGAGGCGTCCGGCTGTCTCGTGGGGTACCGGGTGAAATTCCGTTCGAGCGTCGGCGTATTGTTGTTGGAAACGGACCCGGCGCTCACTCCGTCCTTGCCGTACCGGAAAAAGTACGCCGCAACAACGTTGTAGTACTGCGTCTGCGCGTCGTATTCCGTCTCAAGGATAGCCCAGAACCAGAACTGTACCGGCGCCTCGTTCGACACCATCGGGGTCGTGAGATAGACGAGCGCGCCTTCGGGGAAAACGTAATACACATACGATTCCCCAGATTTGGCGCTATAGTCGCGCAGCTCGTTGACGTTCGCGCCGACATAGGCCAGCTTCTTGAGCTTCGTATCGCCCACCGTCCGGCGCAGCACCGTATATCCCTGTGCCAGAACGTCCGGCGTCCACTTGACATAAACGCACGGTTCGTTGGCAAGCTGGCACGCCGTCACGTTTCCGGTCGTCTCGCTCACGGTATAGGAAACATTGAAGTCCACCCACCCCGTCGTAACACTCACACCGTTGGCCGTCTCCACGGTGCATTGGATGGAGTAGGCGTTCCCGGTGAGAAATCCGTTATAATCGACCCGCAGCTCGCCTGTTCCGGAGATTTTCCCCGTATCCACAAACGGGTTCGCTGTATCGTCCTTATCGGCAATCCGCCAGCGGACCCAGTTGATGGAATCGCCCTGCGCCTGAGAGTACATCGCCGTGAAAGAATATTCCTTTACGCTCACCGGAGACGGGATCGCATTGATGGAGAGCGTCGGTGTGCTTCTGGCAAGGAAAAGCGCCGGCGTCGTCTGAAGAACATATTCATCGCCGCCGCTGTAGGCTGTGCCTGTCAGCTCCGTTCCGGCGGCTTCTGCCGCCCTGGTAACGGTCAGCGTGTAGAAAAATCCGCTCGCCGTCACAGCGAGAGTATGGTTTTTCGTGCTGTAGCGGATGGAGTCGCCGGCGGCAAGCGCCTGAGCGAGCGTGAAAACGGCATATTCCGTGTCGCTGATCCGGAAATAATACTGTCCGGCGGCTACCGCTCCGCTCGCCGTGTACAAAACGCCCGCGTCAGTGGAAGCGAACCACTGTACGATGAGCATTTTGTATTCGTTGCCGTTTGCCATACCTGCGGCGCTCATATTTGCCGCCTCGATCTGCGCGGCGAAAAAAGCAACGTCTCCGGCGTAGTTCACGCCCCACCACGGCGTGGAAAGCGTGGTTTTTCCCGTGCTGTACAGCCTTGTGGAGGCGGTGTCGTTTTTATAAAGCGTGATCTGATAGGCGCTCATCGGGGAATCGCCGCTCACCTGCCAGCTCACGTCCATGTCCTGCGAGATGTCTACGCATCCGCTTCCGTTGATTTCGTCCGGGGAGATATTGGATGGTTGATTGAGCATTGTTTCACCCCTTTATGCCGGTCCGGAGCCGAAGAACCACGCCTTCGCGTTGCTCATCGACCCCCACCAGACCACCAGCACCGTGTCCCCCACGGCGGCGGAGGCTACCTCCGCCGCGTAGGGTATCTTTATCTCCTGTGCCCCGAAGGGCTGTCTCACGCCGATGACCTTCCCGTCCGGCGCGGTCGTAACGTCGTACCGCTCTGCGCGGAGAGCGTTTGCCGTCTCCTGCCGGCACAGCCGCGCCACATGGCTCCGCATCGCGTCCCAAAAGGCTTTGGCATCCTGCATCATACGATTTCCGTCTCCTTTCAGGTGAGATTCAGTATCCGCAGCTGCCGTGCAAGCTCTCCGAGCGTCGTGGTGTTCGCCTGCTGCTCGGTAAGGTTGATGCCGCCCGGGAACGAATATACCGTGTCGTGGCTGTCCGCAGAGGCTCCGTAGGAGTTCGTCGGCGTCGTGGGTATCCCGGCGGCATTGGGCATGCCGTAAACAGCGCCCAGAGCCCTTGCGAAAGCGTCAAACTGCGCGTTCGGCGTCGGCGTTAGGATTTTGGCGGAAAGCGCCGGTCCGAGAACGATCTCGTCCTCGCTCGTGGCCTTCACGCCGCCCATGCCGCGCAGCACGCCGCCGGAGTCGTAGCCGGGAAGCTTCCAGCCGGACGGGTTCGTTGCGATAAAATTGGCGATCAGCTCCGCAAGAGACTTGACATTGCCCGTCTCGCCCTTCTGCCGGTCGGTGCCGGATTTGGCGACATCCGCCAAAATGTCCGCGATCTCACGCAGCGGCTCTTCCACGGACTCAAGGATCTCTTTCCACTTGTTTTCCAGCTCGTCGTACCGGGCGTTAACCGCGTCCTGCTGCGCCTTGATGGCGGCAACCGCCGCGTCGTATTCCTGATCCTTTCGGAATTTGTCGAGCGCATCCTGCGCCTTCTTGAGCTGGTCTTTGGCGCTCTGCACCGCCTTCTGGTCGGCGATCCATTCCCACTGGCCGGTAGCGGCGTTGTACATGCGCACATTGCGCTCCGCCTGCGCGTTGGCAAGCTTTGCCTGCGCCTCCGTAACAGCGAGGATCTTCTCCTCGAGCTCCAACCGGTCTTCCTCGGTGTCTCGCGCCTTTTTAAGCGCTTCCAGCTGCGCATCCAGATCGGCAAGTTCGGCTTTGCGGGCTTTTTCCGCTTCGTCGAACTTCTTGTCCATCGCTTCCTGAAGCTCTTTCCAGTAGTCGCTGTCGCCTCCGCCGCCGGAGCCGCCGCCTCCGCCGCCGTTCCCGCCGGCATTCCCGGAAAGGCCGGGGACATAAAACTTGCCCTTGTCGGGGTTTCCGAGCTCTCCCGTCGGGTCGTAGTAGCCTCTCGCCGCTGCCCGAAACAGGCCGTCCGGCCGCTGTCCATGCAGCATCCGGCGTGTCTGCGGCGCCGTGTATACCATCGCGCCGGGTGCCAGCATCGTGACCGTAGGCTCGCCGCCTCCGGCAATACGCGCCGTGCTGCCTTCCTGAATGATCTCCGGTCCCTGCTCGTTGACAAGCGTAAGGCCGCCGCCGGAGCTCTTGCCGCCGGAGGCTTTTCGGCCGATACCCGCGCCTTTCAGGATTCCGTAGATCGTTGACGTCTGCGCCTGCACTTCGACCGTCCACGGCTTTGCCGTAAGAGATTGCAGGCGAGTCCACAGCGCATCGATCTGTGATGCCGCATTTGCCGTGTTTGCCGCGACATCAACCGTGGTTTCTTCCGGAATGTCTTCGGCTGCTTCGGCTACGTCTTGCAGCGCTTCTTCCGTAGCATTAAAGGTGAGCCCTTCGACGCTTTGCAGTGTTGCGACCAGCCCGTCGATTTCCTGCTGGCTTTTCCCTGCTTCGCTCAGCCCTTTGCGGAATTTGTCCAGATCGACGTTTTGCGCCCCGTTCGCCGCCTTTGTCAGTGCGCCTACGTCTTCGGCAAGCTTAAGCGCCTGATCGCCCGCGTTGTAGATCTCCGAGCCGTAGACTCCCATGGCCTCTGCCCAGGAGAGGATAACGTCCTCCGAAACTCCGGTATAGTCGGCGAGATCCTGCAGACTCTCCACGGTGAAGCTGAGCCCGCTGTCCGTTTTCTCAAAAGACGCCAGCAGCTTTCCGTTTTCGTCGCGGAGTTTCCCCTCGGCGTCGGCCGCATTATAGAGCCACTGCGCAAACCCGGCGCCGGCATCCTCTCCGCCGCCGCTGAGCATGGCCTTCAGCCCTTCCAGCCCCTGAATGTACGCCGCCATTTTCTGCGGATCATTTTCGAGAGCTTCGCGCTCCTTATCAGAGAGGAACAGACCATAGCCCGCCTGTGCCGTGTTGCTGCTGATGCGCCCGTTGGCTATCTCCTCCATGGTTTTCGCGTAAGCGTCCGCCATGTCCTGGAATCCGTCGTCCTGATCGGACGCCGCCGCCTGCTTAAAGCTGTCTATCGCGCTGGTCGCGTCCTTTACGCGGTCAGAGAGCGATTCATAGGACTCCGCCTGTTTATCCACCGCGTCCGCATTGTCGGAAGCTGTGTCTGTGCTGTTTTCTGTCTCTTCTGTCGATTCTCCCGTTAACCGATTAAGAAGGCTAACGGCCTCCTGCAGCCTCTGCCATGCCAGCAGCGCTCGTTGGTCTGCCTGATTTAGCTCAATTCCTGCGGCCTGCGCCGTTTCCAGAACCGCAGCGTATTCTTGATACTGATTGCTAAGCGCTTCCAGCCCGGCTCGATATTGGGAAAGATTTTTCGCGCCGGTCGTGTAATATTCATAATTTAAGCTGCCAAGCTGGTTTAATAGGGTGTTCTGACTTGTTGCGTCGGTGCCCGCACTCATCCAGACATAATTGGGCGATTGCCTTATGTTTTCGAGATTGGTCTTTATTTCGGCGCTGTGTGCTTCTTCGGCCTGCTGCCGCAACTGATCCGTTTGCTTTTCGAGATAGTCCAGGCGGAGCCGTTCTTGGGCCGTAAGCGCCTCGCTTTTCGCCGTAAGAGCGTCTATTTCCTCCAAATTTGCCGCCAATGCATCGTCGGCTTCTTCCGCCGTCGTCGCAGCGCCGCGCTCCGCCAGCCAAATCAACTTTTCTAAAAGACTGTTGGCGTCGTCAAGAAACGCTTTGAATTTATCGGACCCGGCAACCGTCTGAACCAGGTCTGTCCAGGTGTTTTTGAGGATATTGGCTTTGGACTGCCAGCTCGTGAGCATTGTGCCAACTTCTTCGTCCGCGCTTCCGGCAGCGTCTCCCAGAGACCCCAGCATCTTCTCGTAGGTATCAAAACCCTCAACGAGCGCGACGAGCGAGTTTGTGCGGAGCTTTCCGCCAAGCCCGGACAGCATCTCCATGAGCTGCTGCTCCGTAAGCGCGCCTTCTTTCATCGCCTTGGAAAGCGCGGCAATGGCTTCCATCGGATTGACGAGCTCGCCGGTCGCCCTCGCTGCCTCAACCACGTCACTCGCGTAAACTTCCAGAACATCGCTGAGGCTCTGGATCTCTTCTTTTGTTACGGTGACGCCTTCCTCAACCTCCGTCGTGGTATCACCCATGATGTTGAGGACGATGGCGCGAAACGCGCGTGCCGCTTCGCTGCCGGACACCTGCGTTTTCGCCGTGATCGTTCCGAGTGCGGCCAGAAGCTGTTCCTGCGTAATGTGCGCCTGCGCCGCTACAGAGGCGACGATAGGCATGCCGCTCGCCAGTTTTTCGATGCTTGTCGCATAGTGGTTGTCGATCTCGTTCGCCTGATCTACGATGAGAGACAGCGCCTCCACGGAGCCGCCGAGCTGATACGCGGCGTCCATGGCGATAAGCATTTTATTGGCCGTCTCGGAATTGATATCGCCGACGAGCTGCGTTTTCGTGGCAACTTCGGCAAGCCCCTCCGCCAGCTCGCCGTAACCGGCGCGGCTGAACTCGGCAACGCTCTGCAGAAACTCGTTGGCCGCCACGCCGTATTTGCTCGCAGTTTCGTAAGCGCGGTCGTTAAGCCCGGCGATATAGCTGTCGCTTGCCCCTGTGACCTTCTGGATCGTGGTGAGTTCGCTGTCCACCTCTTTCATGGTGGAAACTGCTTCTCGGATGGAACGAGTAATAAGGTTGATTGCGGCAGATATGGCGCGGGATTTTATTGACCCGAGAAGGGTATCCCCAAAGCTTTTTGCCGCGCGAGAACCATTGTTTAGGCTATTCGTAAGACGGTCTTCCGCATTCGCATGCTGCTGTGCGGCCGCCGCCGATTGCCCCTGCTGAAGCGCCAGTTTTGCGCCGATAGTTTTCTGCCGCTCCTGTTCAGTGGTGCTTCGCTGAACCTCCTGCTGCAGACGGGTGTTGGCCGCCGCCAACTGGTTTGCCGTCTGTTTCGTCCGCTCCTGCGCTGCCGCAAGATTTGCTTCGGCTATGCGGCGGCGCTCCTGGGCCGTAGCCAGCGCGAGCTGCTGACGTGTCAGGTTCTCGATCCCCGCCGCTCCGGTAACTTTGATCTCGATAGTGACCGGCTTGGCGCTCAGGCTTTTCGCCTTCGCGTCGATTTGCGTCAGCTGCGCCAGAACGTTGGCGCCGTCTCGCAGTTCTGTCCGCAGGACAATGGTATCTGCCATTTTTTCACCGCCTGTACTTGAGCTTTATCGGAAAGCGTGATAAAATTTATTTATTGAAATGGTTGCGTTTTGGCCGTCTGCTTGCCATATATGGTAGAAAGGAAGTGTACAATATGAGTTCCAAATTCTCTTGGTTGAAAGCGCTTAAAATCTCCTTGGACGCCTCCGTATACCAGGATCTTGGGTTCTCGCAGGACGAAGCGTTCTCTTTTGCTTTCATGGACAACGACCGTGCCACGTCTCGCCCAAGTCGTCGGCTCAGTGATAAAGAAATAAAAAAGCGTATAGAAGAAAGCCGTAAGGGATATAACGAAGCAATGAACACGTTTGCTGAATGCCAACGCAAGATATGCGAAGGCGGCCCTTTGGTTCGTGAAGGGGCGGAAAAAGCTCGTCAGGAAGCTCTGCGGTTTCGTGAAGAAGTCAGGAAGAAGAACAGTTAACTCACTTCTATCTCAAACCCCGCCGCCAACAGCGCCGATACGACGATGGCCTCCGCCTCGCTGGAATCCACAAAGTCCCGCAGTGCTTCTTCCATGAACGGGCGCGGCCCGGCGTCGCCCTGACGATAACCGGATTCTATCCACGGCGTTTCCGGCTCGCTTCCGTTGGTCTGCAGCGTCGTCTCGTTGGTGATCTCCACGCTGTCGTCGCTGATAACGGCAGAGAGATTATTGTCCGCGCCGAGCTGATACCGGCGGCGTTCCATCGCCCACGGCGACGCCTCATAGCTGTATACCCGCTCGTCCGCCGAGCGCCGGATAGCCGCTTTCAGCCCCGCCGCAAGTTCCGACTGCGCGGAGGCTACGGCGCTTTGTATGCGCGAACGGATGGTGTAATACTGGTCCAGTACGCTCATGAAAATCACTCCTGATTCCCGGAAAAAGCGTGATATTTCACGCGCTTTCAGCGAAGCAGGGGGAAAGCCCCGACCCGATGCCGGATCGGGGCTTTATCATGCTCAGGTAACGGTCACGGGGATCGTGTCCGTATAGGTCTCGTTGGTGAGTGTATTGGTAACGCTCACGGTAACGGTGGTGTTGCCGGCCGCAACGCCGGACAGCACATTGCTGTGCGCATCGTTGAACTTGGCCGTGGCCGCCGCAGCGGACGCGAACGTGACCTTGCTCATATCGGAGATATTGGCAAGGATGCCGCCGACCGAATACTTCACCGGCAGGGTGATCGTCTCGCCGTGGGCAACAGACGCGCCGGAGCCGAGACCGATGAAGTAGATGCCGTCCACGCCGTAGGTGCTCGTGTCGCTGCCGATGAACTCGTCCACGATGAAACCGTAGGACTGAGAACCGGAGTTGTCGCACAGACCGGCTCCGACGGCCTCCTCGTAGGTCAGGCAGTTGCCGGAGAGGTCAACGCTGCCGGTAGAGGTCTGTCCAACGCTGTCCTGCATACCGTTGGTGAAGAAATAATACGGGATGTAGTAATGGCGGATCTTGTAAAGGCTCGACGCCATAACATCCGAACCGGTCTTCTTCGCGTAGCAGTTGACGGCGAAGTGCGCGCGCACGACCTTCGGCTGGAAGAGCGCCGGAATGCCGAGCTGCAGAGCGCTGGAGTTCTGCACGAAGTACTTCACGCAGTAGCTGTTGCCGCTGACTGCCGTGAAGCCGGTGATAACGCCGGCGGAGGACACGGGATACGCCGTGCCGCTGTTCTGCTCGACCGTCGCCTTGTCCGAGCCGGAGCTCGTCAGAACGTAGGCAACCGCGCCGTTGGAACCGCCGAGCGGAGCCACCGCATTGTTGACGGTCAGATTGGCGCCCGTCGCGGTAACAACGGTGCTGGTCTCCACAACGCCGTTGGCGGCAAGGTCGCTGCCGATGGTGATCGCCATGTTGTTGAGCGCGCTGTCCGCCGTCTTCGCCGTAACAGCAAGGCGGGCCGTGTCGGGGATACACATGACGAGCATGTTGCCGGGGCCGCCTTCCACGTCGCCGCTATTCATGCTGCCGTTCAGGCCGAAATCGGTGACGTACTTGGAAAAGCCAACGAGGTTGTCGGTAGCGGGGTCAAAGAACTCCGCATACACAATGCCCTTGGTGAACATATAGTCGGGCTTAAACGTGTAGTTCATAATCGAAAGTCACTCCTTTGTAGTGTCAGCAAGAAGCCCTTTAGCTCCCGCGTCGAGATCGTCGATGGTCTTCATGGCGCCCGGCAGACTGACCTTTCGGGCGTATTTCCACGTCGGGAAGGGATTGCCCTTGGGAAAGGTCACGAAACCGGACATGGAAGCCGTGGTATAGACCTGATACCCAAGCGTTCGGTCGATGGCCTCCTGCGTTTTCTGAAAGTCTCGGATCGTCCAGCCCCACACGGAGGCCGGATCGGTGTGCGCGTTGATCGCCACGGAATAGACGAGCGCGTCAAAATCCAGCACAAGATCGCTTTCCTGCTGCGCGGCGGTATACTGCAGCGCGGCAACGAGCTCCGGGTTATAATTCTCATCCGGTATCTCATAGCAGTTCTGTGCCGCAATTATGCGCCGCACCTCGTCCATCTGAGGCATGCTGAGGCAAAACTCGCCCTGAATGAAAATCGCATCAAGCACGCCGTTCCGCGTCTGAAACTGGATGGGAAGCTTCGCTTCCCCAGTCCTTCGGTCGGAAAACGTCTCGAGCCGCAGCGCTTTTACAAGCACCGCCATAGCCAAATAGAAGAAATTTCCGGCTATGTTCTGCTCCTGCGCGGTTTTATCCAGTTCGTACAGGCACGCGCACCACGAAAGCCGCGCCAGCTTCGGCGGCAGGGAGCTTTGCATCAGCTCAAAGGCGATCCGCGCATTATGGTACAGGGCATAATCGCGCACCGTCAGCGGCCAGAACTCCAGCCCCGCATATTCCACCGGTCGATTCTCTCGTATGGCTTCCGCGTATTTATCTTCGATGCCCATAAAAACTCCTTTGCATCGTCCATAACATTGTCATTCGGCGAACGTCGGGTGTTCGTCCGTTCCGTACCAGTCCACATACTGGTAGAGCTTGTAACCGAGATTGGCGCGTTCATCGTCCACCTTGGTCACGCGGCTCATGAACAGCGGTCCAACGCCGCCGACGTTGACTCCCTCCGTCGCCTCCATAATGGCCTGAAGCATCGCGTAGGAGCGGGAGTTTCCCGGCGTTCCGAGATTTGCTTCCTGCGCGTAGTTGGTCATGATGGTGTATATAACCGTCTGTCGGAACACCGCGCGGTTTCGTTCCCGTATCGTCGTGATCTCTCCCAGCGCAATGCGAAGGATGGACTGCGCGTTGTACTGCGACTGGCGCGTAAGATCCTGCGCAAACACGCGGTAGCCGCGCTTTTCATCCGGCGGATTGGCCGGAAGCTCCGGGTCGAACAGTATCGTGCGTATCTGCTCTCCCGTGGGAAGCGGCTGGGAGAGCGGCCTTTCGCCGTCCCAGTAGAGCAGCTTCTTCAGCCGAGCTCGCGGGTAGCGGTTATCGCTCGGCGGCGTGTAACCGGGGCTCTCCATGTCCATGAGGTACCGCGACAGAAGGTATGGCAGCGTTTCCGCTCCCGCCATGGAGTTTGACGCCAAGACCTTCCAAAACGGGTAGTACGGGGAGTCCGTCGTCGGTTGAACGTTCACCCAGTCATTCTGCTTCATGGGCATCCCCGCCGTTCTTTGCGGCTTCGCGGATCTCGCCGACCGCAGTTTTTATCATGTCCGGCGTGATCTCACAGAGAACCGACGCCGCACGATGCAGCGCATCGTTCCGCGCTTCCAGCTCATCGCGGATAGCGCCGAAGATCATGCCTTCAAAGGCTTTATAGTCATAAAGAAGGTCGTATACTGTGTTGGAAACCTTCTTTGTTTTGTCCTTTTTCAAGCGTTCCAGCTGATTGATAACGTGAGACCCCGCCCAATCGTCATACTCCGAAAGCTGCATGAGCAGTCTCACGTCCTGCTCTTCGCCGTTCTCTCCGAGCTTTACCCGCTGGATCCGGTAATCCCGGTGCAGATACATTTCCGCCAGAATGCCCATGAGGAACATCTGCCGGAGCTTGCGGTTCTCCCGATATACGGGCGCGCCGTTTTCCCCGTCCGCCGGTTCAACGCAGAACGCGGCAACGATGCGGGCAATGCGGTCCTTTGACTCTATGGGAATATAGGTGCTCGCTTTCGCAAGATCCGCTTCGGTAATCGTGATGACAGCCATGCATAACACTCCTTTTCGGCTGGTCTTTTTTACTTGCGGCTTCCGCTTTTGCGTTTGGCCGCAGTCTTCACCGCCGGAGCGGTGGAATCTTCTTTGCGCTTCATGCACTCTCCCCAGTCGGGAGAAAGCTTGTGGCAGTTCTTTGCCGGGCAGAACTCCTGGCAGGAGCAGAGCGCGTGGAAATAGCTTGCCTTATCGCCGAACACGGGCGGCGTCTCCCTGCGGCATAAGATATGTTCGTTGGGCGGGTCAAGATAGGCATATTTGCAGTCCATAACTGATATCCTCCGTTGGTCATGTGGTAAGCGCTGTCTGAGCCGTCACGCTGTATTCTCCGCAGACAGCTGTAATGACCAGCGGGTCGAACGCCGCGGCATACCCGGTGATCTTCCAGATGTTTTCTCCTGCGCTCTCGATGGAATAAGCGCTTTCCGGCGCACCGGAAACGACGATCTCCACAGCCTCATCCGTTGCCGCTCCGTTCCGGAAGAACGCGGCAGAAAATGTAACGGAATCGAACGCCCGCAATGTCGCCGGCGGCGGCGTGGTAAATGCCGTGAACGCATTCCCGCTCTTTGCCGCGGTAATGGTCACGTCCGCGCTGACTTCCTGGTTCTGCGCCAGACACACCGTAATAACAGCGCTTCCGGCTCTCACCGCCGTCACAAGGCCGCTATCGTCCACGGTCAGCACGTTTTCATTGCTGCTGTAGAAGAGATACCGGATAGGATGTTCGTCCGTAGAAGCGACTACAGCGCCGTTCCGGATGCTCTGCACCGCAACCGTCTGTGTCGTCCCGACAGGCATTTCCTTTGCTGCCGTCAGCACGGGCTTCCACGAGAACGAGCCGTAGTCCGCGCACTGCTTTTCAATGCTGTCCTGCGGCAGCGGCTCGTTTCGCTCCACGGTGAACGTCAGAAGGTGAACGCTGTCCGCATCATCCGTAAACTCTCTCGTAAAATCGTTCAGACCACGGATGGCATAGGCGCTCTTCCCCATCACGAACCGGGTATTTTCGGTGAACTCGCTGCTGACCTTGTTTCTCTGGCAGATACAGGCGATATAGTTCTTGGCAATAATGCTGTCTTCCGTCACCTGATTTGCGTTGCCGAGCGTGCTGATCTTGGCAAAACTCATCGGCACGCTGACGATATTGCCGTAGTAATCCAGCCGGTTGATAACGGCGTTGCAGCGGCGAACAATGGCGTGCGCGTAGGTGTTGCCAATGTTTTTCGGCTTGAACACGATCCATGTATTCCCGCCGTATTTCATGTAAGCCCCCTGCGGGATGTGCGCAATTCCCGCAGGAGCAATGATGTATACCCTGTGCCAGTCGTCCGGCATTGTCTCGCCCATGCTGCTCTGCGACGTGGCAGAGGAGCGGATGCGGACAGGGGTGTAGTCGTACCAGTCCGGCGCGGAAAGACCCTGACACACCGCGTCAAAGCAGTCGGAGGCAAGCGCGCCGTAAGCGGCGGCATAAGCCGTCGTGTCTGTTCCGAAATACTGCTGGTTGAGCCCCTTGTTGAACTTGGATGCGGCGCCGGCGGCGGGGCTTGGGGCGTTTCCCAGCATGGCGGCGTTTTTTGCCATGCGCTCAAGATTTGCCATGCTGTAAAGCCCTCCTCACAGGTTGTAGTTTTTAACGGTGTTGAGATACGCCACGTTGGTTTCGTACTCGCGCATTTTCCCGTAGAGCTGTTCGGCAACGAGCCGCTGACGGCCGGAGTTGGCGTTCGTCTGGCTCGCCTCGCTGATCGTCGTGAAAGACCCGTCGCGGATCTTGCTTTTTCGCTCGATCGCGTCGTTGTCGAATCTCTGTTCCCAGACGAAATAAACAGCGAACGCAAGAATAGATATTTCCGTTGCGTTCAGTTCGTCGCGGAACCTTCCGGATTTATAAAAATCCATCGTGATTTCCGTCCCCGCCGCAATGCCCTGCCCGATCGTTACAATTCCCGTCGCACTGTCGTAGGTGACAGGAAGCGGGTTATACTGCGGGTCTCCGTAAGCATCTTGGGAGACGACCCCGGCAGATACGATGTCATACCCTGTCAGTCCGGTATTGATTGCGGTGGTTCCGGTGGTGGTTTCCTCTGCGGTGTAAACGCCGTCCGTAAACTCCGGCGGCGTATTTTGCGCAAGCCGCACGACCATTTCCGCCGGTCGGTTGAACAGCGGGATAGCCTCGCGCATATACGAAAGCATACGATTGTAGAAGACCGGGAGGCGGTTGCGCATATCCCAAACCAGCGAGATATCGTTTTGTATGTAGGTCATGGCCTGCGTTTCGATTGTTTCCCATGCGGTTCCCATGGCACTGCCTCCCGTAATGATTCATTCCTCGCCCTTGATCTTGCGAAGCCACGCTTCGCCGGCGTCCTGTATGATCGCGTTCAGGTCCTTATTGGCGCCGATAATCAGTTTAATGGCGGCGTCGCTCATCTTGGACTTGGTGATTTCCAGAAGTTTCTGGTTCAAAAGTGCGATCTGCTCGTCGGTGAGCTTCCCATCCGGTGCTGCGGCCTTCCAGCCGTCAACCAGCGTCTGCTGCAGGGCGGAAACCGTCTGCTGCGCCATTGCGGTAGCTTCGGTCACGGCAGCGGACAGGGCCTGGAACTTCTGCGTTTTGGCAAGCCTCATAGCCGCCCAGGTTCCGAAGAGGCTGAGCAGAATAAGCACGGCCTGCGTCACGATCTGCAGAACGGATTCAACAAGAATTTCCTGCATGTCAAAATCACTCCTTTGTCGTTGAATGTGGAATTTTCAAAGGAAGTTTTCGGACCTTATACATAAGGTCGTCGAAAAAGCCGTTGCCGTTCAGTGCGTCGTGATACACCTTGTGCATCCGCTTGAGATCTTCGTAGTCGCTGCTCAGAATGCTGCCCTCTTCGACGTAGAGGAGACACAGCTCCTTGATCTTGGCTCCGAGAACTTCCCGGAGAGCCGCCATCATGTTCGCCTGAGAGGCTTTCTGCGCGTCCATATCCTTCTGCAGCTTGCGTATATCCTCGCTCTGCGCGGCATTTAAGTCGTGCTTTTCCTCTTCCCGATCTTCTTTCTGTGCTTTACGGTTTCTTCGCTGTTCTGCCAGACGGAAGAGACCGTTTATGAAAGCAGCGCCGGCCGCGCCGCCGAGAACTCCCACAATGAGAGCGTCTGTCGTCATAGCAATTCCTCCAACTTGTGCGGAGAGCGGCGCGCCGTCTCCGAGGATCACACGGCCCGGCTGTTGAGCTCCTGAATGATGGGAGCAAAGAGCTTCTTGCCGTCAAGCTCTTTGGCGGCTTCATTCAGCTTTTCCACGCGGCTTCTGTCCACACGGTTATCCCCGCTCTCGAATGCGGAAAGGAAGCGGCGGGCAACAAGCTCGCGGTGCTGCGGGCAAAGCTGACGGAATTTGTTGACCGCCTCAGCCTCACTCAGGCTGAAGAACCAGTCAAACATGCCCTCGTTGCGCACGACCTCGCCTTCGGCGTAATCGCAGTGGTACTGCGCTCTCTGCTCGTCGGTCAGACCGTCCAGAACAATGAACTTGCGCTTTTCCAGCAGGTCCATGTGGAACGGCGTCATAAACTCGCCCTCGAACTCTTCAAGCGTCACGCTGAACACACGACCGGAACCGTTGATAAATCTGCCTTTGAAAATGGGGATCTGGTTGCCGGGGATGCAGGTGTCCACATACAGGATCTTCACCATCTGTGCCTGTGGCGTAACGAACTGAACGATAGGCTGCGCGGCAGCCGCCTCTTTGCGCATTTCCTCTTCGGATGCTGCGATGGCGTCCGGAATGGCCGTTTCAGCCGCTTTGCGCGCTTCAGCGCGTGCTTTCTTTTCTGCCTCTGTCAAAGGGGTACGTCCCATCATAAATTCCTCCTTCTGGACGTTTTAAAGAACGCGAGGGGCGGGCTTCCGCCCCTCGCTGCCGAAATCAGACAACAGAGCTGATGATGCCGATGCGGGAGGCAAAGGCCGGCGCGATATCGAGGGAAGCGAACTGCTCGACCTCGATGTTGCCGGTGGCGATCACGTCGTCGCCCGGGGTCAGATTGAGCATGCCCTGACCGCCTTCCTCGAAGCAGCAGATCATCGGGGCGTAGCGCTCCGTAGCGCGGGCCGCAAGAACGATCATGTCGCTGGGGAATACGTCGTCCATCGTGGTGTTGATGGTATTCGGCGTGGAGGTCGGGGTGATCTCGTAGAGCATCGTGCCGTCATGGCTCGTGATGTAGCCGTTGCGGAAGTACTCGTTGCCGAGCTGCATCATGATCGCGCTGGCAAGACCGGCGTTGTCGGGCAGCACCTTGCGCAGAGCAAGGAAGTTGCCGTAGCCGATGATGTCGGTGCGGCGGACACGGTTGGCCTTCGCCACGTTCTGCACGATCTTTGCCCAGTTCTGATCGGTGTAGCCGGTCGCGGTCAGAGCCGCGGGAACATAGGTGGTGTCGGCGGCGGCCTTGGTAAAGGCATCGGTGAAGATGCGCATAATCATGGCGCCGTAGCCGCCGGCGAGAGCCGCCAGCGTGTCCACCATATTCAGGCCGTTGCCGACCATCTGGTAGTAGTTGATGCGGCCGCGGCAAGCGCGCGGCGTCGGGTTCAGCGCGATGGTCTTATGGTAGAGCTGGTCTTCCGGCACGGAGCGCAGGGAGGTCCAGGTGGTGTCATACCACTGGAACACCGCGTTGGAGGTAATGCCCGCCGTGTAGGTCTGACCCTTGGGCGTGGTGACGGTGCTCACCATATCGCCGACGAGCTCGTTGACAACGTAGGGCGTGGTGGTGTACAGCACGTCGTTCATGACGGAGCTCATGAGCTGCAGATACATGGGGTTGGCCGCAAGGCGCGGGTCGGTAAAGGTCGCCTTCTCGTCACGGCTGGTGCGCGTGCCGTTGAAGTCGTTGACCTTCTTGGCGCAGAAGTGGAGAACATCGTCCGTCCACTTGCGGGCGTACTTCTCGTAATCCGACGCGCTCTTGAAAGAGCTGCCGAAATCGACGGTCGGGCGCTGCGCCTTGGACAGGGCCTTGTTCTTCGCCATACCGACGGATTCAAGAACCAGCGCCTGCCCTTCCATGACAAGCTGTTCTCTTGCGTCAGAACTCACCTTGCTGCTGTTCAGCAGGGCGAGACCGGAATTAAGTTTCAGAGACTCCATTTCTCGTTATCCCCCTCTCTCAAATGTTGCGGCAAAGGACGTTGTAACGGTTGAAAGGAACCGTGTTGCCCTCGGTGAACTTGTCAATGCCGAGAGCCGCGTCCAGCTCGAAATAGATGCCGCTGCCGGCCGCGGGGGCGGCGTTGGTGCCGACCAGCAGGCCGTTGGTAATGGTCGCGTACTTGTTGGTATCGGACATCACCGTCGAGAAGTTGCCGTCGCCGAAGGCATAGGTCTCGCCGGGGATAGCCTTGGTGTAGGTCGCCAGACGACCGGCCGGAGCGCCAAGCCCGAGGGTGTTGATGCCCTCAGCATAAAGCTGCGTGCCGATCACGCCGCGCTGCACGTCGCCGGGATTGCAGATATAGATGTCGCCAGTGCCGTTGGCGGCGACGGTCATTTTGTAGCCGCCATGAGGCAGGTGGTCGCCCTTCACGCAGAACATACCGGCGCTGCAGTCGGCAGGCGTCCAGGTCTCGCTGACCATGGCACCGAACTCACCGGCAACGTTCTGAAGATCGTTGTGGCGGTTGTTCCACATACGGGGCTGAAAAGCGGTTTTAGCCGTGAAACTCATTTTCATTCACTCCTTTTCTCGTGTCAGATACCGGCCCGCATCTTCTCGCCGATAGTGTGCGGTTCCTCGGTCTTGCTGTTCGGCTTCATGCCCCACTGGAAGTAGGTCTTGTCAGCCTTGCGGTCTTCCGCGTCCATGCGCATCTGCTCGTCCATGCAGAGGCCCTTGACGGCGGCGCGGATCGCCTTGTCACCCGTCCAGTTGCCGTCGGCATCTTCGTTCTCGGTGAACTCGTTGTTGTTGATCTTCTCCATGAGATCCTTGCAGAGTTCATCGCTGAAGCGGCGGTCCTCGGGACGGTTCTGGTTGATGCGGGCAAGCTCGTCGCTGCAAGCGCTCTTAGCCGCTTCCAGACGGCGGGACTTCTCGCGGTTAACGGCGGTGGAAAGAGACTTCTCCACGGCTTCCAGCCGCTCTTTCGTTTCTTTCAGCTCTTTCTCCGCCGCATTGCAGCGACTCATGGCAACGGTCAGAGCAGACTCAAAATCCGTCTGCACATTGTCGTCGCCGGCAGAGAAAGTAACGGTGGCAGACGCCTGACGGATCCGTTCGGGGATCACACTGCCCATGTCGCTGTCCTCGGAAACATAAAGGTGCGGGTCGCCGCTCTCGTTGAGCAGTGCGAGCACCTTGGTATCCTCAGAAGCGCCGATGCAGGTGAAGCCGTTGAACTTCGCCGTCAGATCATCCAGACGCTTTTTGGAAAGCATATTTACTCTCACTCCTTGTTTCTCAGGTTTATTGGTTCCGTGCGGGGCGTCATCCAGCGACGCAGCCTTCAGAATTTCCCGTCTTTCGCTGCTCGCTCTCATTGCGGCAAGCGCTTGGATGTTCGCGCCCGGCACGGCGGGGCGTACTCCATTGCCGAGAATGGTGATACCGAGAATCAGATATTCTTCCTCGACATCCACACCGTTTTCGCGGTGTTCCTTCGTCACAAGGGTCTCTACAGACACGTCAAGGCCGCCGCCCTGTCCGGCGATCTTGTCAACAAGCTCCTTGCTGTACCATGCCCACAGATAACCCGTAACAACTACCCAGTCGGTGCCGCCGTCCCGCTCAATGCGGCGTGGCGCGTTCTTCGGCACCCATCCAACGATCCGTTCCGCGTCCGGCGCGGTGAACGAAACGTATTCTTTCCCGGTGGCGGGGTCTACTTTTGTGTCGTAATTATGCCCGTCTCCGATCGTCCCGTCCTGCAGATATGCCGTCAGGAGCGGGATATCTTCAAATTCGCTCAGATGCGAATCAAGATTGATATATTTCCAACCGTTCTGGTTGACCTCGTTGTTCAGCGCCCAAACTTCCACGCGGAACAGTTTCCGGTTTACTGCCTCAAGGATTTTCAGCTTGCCGGAAAAGCTCAGGTTCTTCCCGTCGTCGCCGTTCGGTTTGTATCGATTTTTTGCCATGCGGTTTTCCCTCCCGCTTACTGCTTCTGCGGCGCTTTCAGGATGTTCACGAACCAGCTGTCGTAAGAGGTCGTGCTGCCGTCGCCGTTTTCTGCCATGGTGTTTGCTTCTACGAGCCACTGCCGATCCTGAAAGTTTTCCATCTGTACGTTTTCGGCATAGCGTGCCAGCGGCTCATAATTGGCCGTATCGCAAACTTCCACGATGCCGGACAGCGCATCATTTACTTCATCGAGAAGACCGATGCACATGTCGAACGTACCGGAGAGCCCCGGATACTCCATATCGAGCTCCGGAATGGGCGGGTAGCTCAGCGGCAGTCCCAGCTTTGCCATAATGTCCTTCAGCTCGTCGATGTACTCCGGCTGTTTGTGCTCCAGCGCGTGGATGGCCGCCGTAACGCCGGCGTAGCCCTGATACCACGTCTGCTCTTTGAGCGCAGCAAACCACCACATCGCCTTGCCCATTGCCGCCATAGCGCGGCGCATCGGCTCATAGAGCCCCGCATACCGTTCGTTCCGGTATGCCCCTCTGAACTCTCGCATCTCGCTCACCTCACTCCAAAGCGCGCCTCAGCTCATCAAGGAGCCGTGCGTCGATTTTCACTTTCTCCGTGACTTCCCCGTTGATGGAGCCGTCTTCCGCCGGTCGTCCGCCCGGGTTCAGGTCTTTTTTTGCCTGCGGCGGCAGCCCTGACGTGTCCTGCTTGGCGCTGTAGGACGTGACAAGCGGTTTGCGCTTATCAAGGATCCCGCTCTCCGAAACGAAATCGGAGATCGCCATGTCATCCAGCAGCGAATGCCCCATCAGCGCGTCATATTTCAGCGTTTCCGGAAGAATGCCGAGCGTCGCCCCCTGTCGGGCGCTCTCGATCTCTTCTTTCCGCGAGAAGATGTCGCCGAACATGCGGAACTTGAACGGGCATTTGAACCGCTGCTGCTCAAAGACCCAGTTCATCATCCGCTCGATCGCCCAGTAGATGAGCATCGGATACCGCGCCTGGATCTGCGCGGAGAGCTGTGCCACGCCGACCTTCGGGTCGTTCGTCGTAGGAATAAGCGCCGTAAGACCGGCTTTCAGGATCTGGTCGTTGAGCGCCGTGGACGTGATATTCGTGTTGGAAACCGTGTCCGAAAGTGTCTGCAGCTTCAAATCATCCGCCGGCGCGAGATACAGTCCGATGCCGGACGTATTGGTCGCCTGAAGCATCTGGTACCAATACGCCTCGAAGAGCCGTCTCGTCTTTTCCGATACGCGAACCGGGTCGGCATTGGAAGACCCTTTCGGGTCGTAAGTCTCCAGGCTGCCGGTCAGAACGCTCGTCAGCGGGTTCAGGATGACTTCCATCTGCGCCGCTTCGTAGTTCGGTATCTGCGTCAAGGACACCATCATGCCGGTCGTCGGCGGCGCCATGAGCGCGTTTCGGTCTACGATCTCAAACGAGAAGACCTTATCGGCGGGGAGAATGACCCAGTAGAACCACTTATTCCCGGCATACTGCCATTCCGGTGCGCCGGGCAGTTCGTTCATTTTTGCGGTTTCAAATTTGTCCGTGTCGATTCGGTAATTCTGAGACCGGCGCTCCTGCGAAGAGTACACATATTTGCCTTCCGGCTGCACCACGGAGTAGAACGACTGCATATAAGGTCGGAACAGATCGCCGAACTGCCGCCAGTCGTTTCCCGGCTGCACGAAGTACATCAGGTTGAATGCGATCGTGTACTTTCCCGGCCCGTTGTTCCAGCCGACGATTTTGATGTAATCTTCCGGGAGCTGCTGGAGAAAGGCGTAATTCACCTTCCCGTGGCTCTTGTCCATGGAAATGCGCGGCGTGTAGAACACCTTGCCGTACTGCGCGCACAGACCCACGATCTCATGGGCTTTCGCCTTGATATTCATGGTTTCCGCGAGCTTTATCGCCATGGCATACTCGCGCAGCTGCGTCGCCTTGTCCGGCTTTTCCGGTGTATATCCCGGATATACATACCAGTCGTAGGTCAATACGTCCTGATATGTCTGGAGAATCAGGTCATAGGTCTTGGTGCTGGACGCAAGCGCGGCGGACACCTGGCGGAGCGCCTGTTCGTTTCCCTCCGGAGCCGCCACCATCTGCTCGATGTCGTCTTTGCTGAAATTGGCGGGCAGCGAATTGACGCTTTTGACGCGCTTGTTCTGGATATATGGCCAGTTGAGCATATACCCCATGCCGCCCGCGCCCATAAATGCCTGATACACGCTGTCCATCGGCAGAGCCTGGTATTCCTGCCCGAGAGACGCCATATATCGCGCGAAATAGTCCTGCGGCATTTCCCGTGCAGTTTTGTTATTCGTCTCTTGCGGCATTGGCTATCTCCTTCGCCTGCTCTTTCAGCAGCTCCTCAAAGCGTGAAAAGAACGCCTTCTGCTGCTCAATGAGCTGCGCGTGATATTTCTTTTCCTGCTCCTGCCGGATTCGGTTGGACATTTCAAAGATCCACTCCCAATCATCCGTGCCGAGCAGGCGCAGGTCGTCTTCTCCCACTTCCATAGCGCCCTCCGGCGCCTCCTCCGCGATCACAAGGCAGTGGTCCCGATTTGCAAACGCCATATCGTACTGCGCGAGCCGGTCAATATTCTCATTGGTCGGGAGCATACAGTAGAGGGCGTAATGCTCAATCGTCATGGGCGCATGCACATCCTTCCAAGCCGGTGTATGGCTCGCGGCTTAACCTGTATCGTGGTGGAGAGCCGGTCGGCCTGCATCGCGTCGTAGGCGTCTGCATAGTCGTTTTTCCGGCGGTTCAGAAAATAGAGCTCTTCTTTTTCCATGCGCTGCGCAAACCGCGCCGCGTACAGTGTTGCGGACCACATATCTTTGGGGATTCGTTCCACAATGGGGGCTTCGATGTAGCCTGTGGAAACATATTTTTTCCGAAGGTTTGCCACCTGCCGGCAAAGCTCGCGGGTCTTGAGATACGGGAACTGGATCTTGGCGTTTTCCAGATCGTCTTTTATCCCGTGCTTCAGCTTGTAGGCCGTCATGCCCTCGTCAAGATTGGCGGTAAGCAGCTGGAAGTTCCCGTTTTCAAACTCACGTTCTATGTAATCCAGCATTTCGCTGTTCGGATCTCGTCCGGAGTTTCCGGTAGCCTGTATCGGGTAGATACACGGGACCGCTCCTTCGCGCTCCAGCGCGTTGTACGGTTCCTCATGCGTTGTGGTGCAAAGCGGCGGCAGACCGTCGCCCAGATCCTCGTGGAGGGCTTCTACGACGCTCTGGCCATACTGCCGCGCGTCGATAACAACGTAGGTCGCAAGGCCGCCGTCCATGCTGTAATCCGCCCAGCGGCGCTTGATGATGGCTGCGTGGGCTTTCGCCGTTTTCGGCGGCGCCATGTCCATAACGTAAACAAGCTGCTTTCGGTAGTGGTCCCATTTGCCCGTGTCGAAATGCCTGGTGCATTTGATGACCGACATAGCCGTCAGAGCGTTGCCGGAGGCGTCGCGGGAAGAAACGTCGTAGCCGATGATATACATTGCATCCGGTTCGCCCGAGTGCTTGTCCTCCATGACCTTGACCTTCCGGGACGCCGCAAGAACGCTATCTTTGATAATGGGGTTCTCCGAAGCGCCCGTGCAGTGCGTTTCGCACTCTCGCATGAACTGCTCGGAGCTGAGCTTCTTCCGCAGCATGTTGTAGTAGTTGAACGACTTCATTCGGCAGAGCACGGGGACTTGCCACGGAATGAACAGCGCGTAAGCGCTTTTCCCGTCCATCATGCTTCGGCGCATATCCTCGCACGCCATAAAGGCTTCGTTCTCTTTGCGGCTTGCGGAGGTTATGTAGTGGATCTGGTTATCTATGTGCGTCGGGTCCGGAGCGCCGTTCACCATGTACTGCAGTCGGTTCGTGCCAAGTACGATCTGGTTGAAGTCGGTGAAGTTGAACGGGTTCTTGTCTTCCTGTCCGGCCTCTTCGGCGACAACGCCGGAGGTATCAATGCCTCGCGGGATGTCCATAATGAACTTGGATCCGGCGGGCGTTGTAAGGCGGAATGTGGCCTTCGCGTCGTTGCTCCGTATCCAGTGCGCCGCCAGAAGCGGGTAATTCCGTTCATAGCTGGCAAACGCCTTGGACGCCAGCGGCGCCGCCTGTACGCTTACCGGAGCGTAGTATCCGGTGATCTCTCCCGGCCACAGAATGCCCTTGTTGCATTTGTCAGAGATAATGCAGGAGGTTTTGCCGTAGCCTCGGCTCGCATAAGTGAAAGTCTCGATATATCGCGCCATATAGCGCTTGGTAACTCGCCCCATAAGCGAATTTGTGTAATCCGGTCTGTCGGAAACGCAAATATCCTCCATGATGTCGGGATACCAGCGGAAAAATGAGATCAGAAGCGCCCACTCTCTGGTTGCGAACTGTGCGTAATCAACACCGGCCCGCGTAGGCTTCCGAACAAATCCTCCGGCGCGTCGGCTTTGTGTGTAATCCTGTCTGGACATCAGCTGTTATCCTTTTGCGGCATATCCAGAGGCACGATGCCGAGCTCTCGGTATATTTGCTGCCCCTTTTCGTCGTTTTCCGCGGCGAACTCGCCCAGCGGGTCCTGGATAGCGTAGGCATCCGGCAGACGGTCAACCTCTTCCTGCCCCTCATTCCATGCGGTGCAGTTTCGGATGGCAAGAAGCATCTGGTCGGCGGCATCGCGCCAATAGGGATACGGCGCGTGAAATGTCTTTGTGGCGAGCTCTTTGCAAAGCTCGTCGTAATCCATGATGTGAAGCCCGGCTCTCTCAACAGCCTGCACAATGTCGTCCAGTCTCACGCGGTCCTGCGGAAGCTCGTCTTTTTTCCGAAGCTGTTCGCCCTCTTTTTCCGCCTTGATGAGATTGCCGATCTTTTTGGCGCTGTCGTAGTCCTGCTTGTCAAAGCAGCGTTCCTGCACCAGCGTCCATTTGCAAATGCGGACGATAGCCGCCTCCGCCTGCTCCGATACATAGGCTCGGTCTGCCGTCAGCGCATCATAGTTTTTGTCCATAGCCTCGTAATCGGCTTGTGTATAGGGCTCTTCGGTCGGCCCGTCCCCCCAGCGGTCTTTTCGCTGACGTTCCAAGGAGCGGTAATCTTCGGCAGAAAGCATGTCATCGGAAACCTGAAGCGTCATCTTTTCGCCGTCAAAGGCTTTACGAATGTCCGTTATGCCGTCCGCAGCTGCGGCTTCCGTGTGCCCGGCGCGCTGCCATGCGCGAAGCGCCAGCAAATACCCTCTCCACGTCCCGCATCTTCCCTTGGCAAATTTCCCTGCGTCCGCCGCTACTTCCGGCAAGTAGGGAACGTTGAAAAACAAACAGGCGAGGAAAACAGCCATCTTGTACCCAACGCCCGGCAGGGCGACCAAATACGAGTAGATTTTCTGTTGGCATCGCTCACAGAACGGGAGCGGCGTATCCGGCCGGACTCTTTCCGGCATTGTCTGCGTCGGAGCAAACTCTTCTCCGCATATCGCGCACCTCGCCGTGTTCGCCGTTTGCACACGCTTCTCCCCTTTCGTTTTTCGCACATGAAAGTAATATGCGGCAGCCCCTGTTTTATAAACAAAAAGCTGCCGCGATTTACAAATTTTTTCTTTTTTTCGGGCGATTTATGTCTCACGGATGGCAATCCCGTAAAAATACCGCATGAGCTTGCGTTTCAGCCGGTACACATCGGTGCGAAAGCCCTTGGAGTCCTCGACGATCTTCACGCCGTTTTCCGTGTAAACGAAGTCCGCTATGTAAGCCGCTTCTTTTTCGAGCACCTTACCGGGCGTAATTCCGCCCTTTGGCCCGATCACATCCGGCTCGCGTTGGGTTGGAACAAGGACAAACTTCACTTGCGTCCGCAGATCGGAGATTTCGCCGCGCTGCTCCATGGCGTAGAGTTCCGCCCAGCGGCGTGCTTCTTTCTTGCTGTCAAACTTCATATCGCCGATCGCGCACTTCTCGGCGTGGTATTTCCCGCCTTTGCTTTTTGGCTTTGCTTTGGGAGAAGCAGCCGCCGTCTGCTTTGCCCGTTCCTTCGCCATTTTCGCCTCGTACAGCGCTTTCATGCCGCGCGGCATATCTTCCGGCGTCTCGAAAGAAAGGCTGCTCATTCTGCTACCTGCTCAAACGGCGTAGGTTCATGCGCCTCCGAAAATCCGCCGCCGTCTGATCTGTCCAGAATCCGTGCGTTCCACCCCACAAAGTCCATGGAAATAGACCCCACCATGCCGTGGCGGTTTTTGGCCACGATAAACTCCATTTCCTGACTCTCCCAAGGCTGCGGTCTTCTGTCGGGTTCCCAGTAAAGCGCCGGCCGGTGGAGAAATATCACGGCATCGCTGTCCTCTTCGATGGCGCCGGAGTTGCGCAAATCGGAAAGGTTCGGTTTTTTGTCCTGCCGATTCTCATTTTGCCGGTTGAGCTGGCAAAGCGACAGGATAGGGATCTGCAGGGATTGCGCCAGCCGTTTCAGCCGGTGTGACGTTTCCGTCGTTTGCTCGTACAGAGACCCGGATATGCTTGGGCGGATAAGCCCCATGTGGTCTATGACAAGAAGCCCCACATCCCCCATGGAGCGGACGTGAGCTTCGATGTCATCCATCGACGCCGGGCGGTCGTTTATGACGAGATTTCTTTGCTGCAGAACAGTCATGGCCCGCGTGATATCCGTCCAGTACTGCTTTTGCGTCGTGGAGATCCCGCGCATGATGTCTCCGTAGTTCAGCCCTGTCATTCGTGCAACACGGCGAGCCCAGAGCTGGTTTCGGCTCATTTCGAGACTTTCGTAGACGACTTTTTTGCCGGTAGCGGCAACGGTATCCGCAATGGCAAACCCTACGACCGTCTTGCCTACACCGGGACGCGCCGCCAGCGTGATAACGCCGGATTCAACCAAGCCGCCTCCGAGGATCGCATCAAGCCTGGCGAGACCGGTAGGTGAAAAGAGAGACTTCTTTCCTTCCGCTACGTCGGAGATCAACTGCAGGAAGCCGGTCGCGTCCTCCGCCGGTGTCGGAAGTGTCCGCCGCTGCCCGGCAACCAGCTGCTGCAGCTCAGCAATGGCATCCGTCGGCGCAAGTGTTCCGCTCATCATCTTGCCGCCGATCACTTCGGACGCACGCTCCATCGCCCTTGAGTGGATGATCTCCGCAAGCTTGGCAACGTTCGCCGTTGTGACGTACAGCCGCATCGCCGCTCGCATCGTCTCCGACGAGATCTCCGTGCCGTCCGCTCTGGCTCGCTCCTGGATCGTCACAGCGTCTACGGCGGCCTTTTCGTCGAGAAGGGCGCAGGCGGCAGAATACGCCGCCCGGATATGCTCCTGCGCTATGTCCCCGGCTTGCAGGATTTCCCTCGCCGTCCCGACCGTCTCGGCAGGGCTGACCAGGATACAGCCGAACAGAGATTCCTCAGCGAGAACCGCATCGTTCATTGTCATGTCGTTCACCACCAGTGATTTTCATCGTGCTCGGGGTCGTACCCGGGCAATTCGTAGTAGGGAACGTATTTGCCGCTCCCGGCAGGGTATTCCTGCATGTATCCTGGAATCATCCAGTAAGGGACGTACTTTCCGCTGTTTTTCGGGTGCTCCCGAAGCTCGCTGGTAGACAGGCTGCGCAAACCTGCGCTGTAGTCCTGCGGAGCAAACTTGGACCTTCTCCACGCGATCTCCGGGTCAGGGCGTTTAACGGATGCGTGTTCGGCTTCCAGCTTCGGCTGCTGCGCCTTGGTGGGAAGTTTGGCGAGCTTATCCCAGATGATGCCCTGGTAGTTGTTTGCCTTGCATTCGTCGATAAGGTCTATGACCGCATCGTTGCCGTACTTCTCGGCGTTTTTCTTTGCCTGTGTCAGCAAAGACTTGAAGCCGGTTGGGACGTATTTCTCTTTCCGCTCCGCCTTGTATTCGAGCCAGCCGCGCAGAGCCTCTTTCAAAGGCGATGCGAGGGTGGATTCGTCGAGAATGGGAAGCAAAATAGGGAACATTTCCGTGCCTTTGGGGGCTCTCTTTTTCCCCTTTTCTTTTATATCCCCGTAGGGGATATTTTCTTTTGGGTCTTTTTCTACGGGGTATGTATCTCTAAGTTCTTGAGAAATACTGAGTTGGTTGTTATCGGTAGGTCTCAGAACGGAAGTTATCTCTTGAGACTTACCTGGTTGGTTGTTATTGCTTGGTTCAAGGGTTCTAACTGAGTTAGTGCAGATATTAGGCCCGCCGGTTTTGGTTGAAAAAGTGTCTCCATTTTGAGACGCTTTCAGAAAAGTGTCTCCGTTTAGAAACGCTTTTTCAGCGAAAAGTGTCTCCATTCCGAGACGCTTCATAAAAGTGTCTCCAATCTGATACACTTTTTTTGCAAAGAATTTGCAGTCGTTTTCTGCTAATCCCAAAACGCTTGGGGCGCTGTCAAGCCATTCCTCACACTCGCTGCGGGCGATTTCAGCAGCAGAAAATTCCTCGTTTTTCAAGAACGAAGCGTCTGAATAATTCGCGGACGGTGCTTCGTCGTAATACAGATAAGTGAAGCTTTCTCCAAGCCGGTAATACGCTCGCTGCCCACGCATTGAATTGTTTTTTGTAAGATATCCCGCGTCAGACAGCCTCGCAATACGCTTATACATTTCGGCTTTTGAAATGCGCAAAAACGGGAGGTCTTCACTCATTTGGTCGTAGCTGATAGAAAAAAACTCATGTTCCCCAATCACCTTTTTAGGGAATTTGAACCGCAAATCAGCTATCCAGCGCAAAAGAAACAGATCGTTCCCATCGATTTTTATTCCGGTTTTTTGCTCAACTTTCATGAGCCCGCTCTGCAAAAACCCGCTAATGACAGCAAGCATAATTTCTCTCGCCCTTTCCTTTCGTTGGCCCGTGCCTGGTTTACACCCTATATGGCAAGCAGCGGCGCGTTTTGCAACCGCTGTTTAAACTTTTTGGCGAAGAAGCGCCCTGAAAGAGGGCGCTCTCTTCCTGCCATGCGCGTCAGTGCATTACGGAAATGAAATCGCAGGTGAGCTGGTAGATATCGGCATTCTCTTTGTGGCTGCGGTACTCGTCTTTGACGAGATAGCCCGCGCAGAGAACCGTGTCTCCGCGCTCCAGATTCTGCGCGAAATCGGCGACTTCACCCCATGCCGAGCAGTTGATGTAAACGCCCTTTCGGCGTCCGCCGTCTTCGCCCGGCAGCGAGTCGTACTGCAGAGAGAAGTTGGCAACACGGCGATTGTTGCCCAGCTCTTTGTAAGTTGCGTCCTTGCCCGACACACGGCCCCAAAAGACCGCCGTAGTGCCTTTTACGATGGGTGTCATAGATTATCCCTCCTGCGCGAAAAAGCTCGCTTCTACGTCATCCTGAGCGCCGCCGGTGATCTCTCCGGTGTCAGGGTCAACGTCAAGAACCTTGGAGGCGTCGATCGGCGTTGTGGTGGCTGCCACTTCCTCGTAGCCCTGCTCTTCCGCAGAGTACATTCCGCCAAGCTCGGAAGGGAACGCCTCGCGCAGAGCCGCAACCAGGGCGCACTTGCGGATCATAAGGCCAGGGCTCGTCGCCCACTTGCTCGCCGGCTTGCCGTCTTTATACTGGCAGCGCTCCGTAAAGTTGACCGTGGCTGTGATGGGCGAAACATAACCATCCACATACACATCCGCCCAGCCGCCGACAAGCTCTTCGTCGGGAAGAACGATCTCGCCGACACGGTTTTCGAGTTTGCCGTCCTTTGTCAGAACAACAACGCCGGCCTTAGAGCCTTTGTATTTCGGGTTCTTCTGCGCTCGCTTGGTAAACGTCTCCTTGCCGACGATCATGGTGGCCGGTCCGTTGCCGTATTTACATGCGTACACCTCGCGCAGAAACGGATTAAGCCCCTGGTAGCGGCAGAGGGACAGGAACATGTACGCTTCTGCGTCCGTCAGGCTGCCGCTGGGGCACAGATACTGCTTTATGATGTCGGTGGAGAGCTGAAGCTCGTTGCCGTTGATGTCCTTGTACGTCACAAGAGGCGCGGCTGCGGCAGTCTGCGGTGCAAGCCCCTGCCGGATAGGCGCAGGGCGATTTGCGGGAGTTGCGGTTTTCATGGAATATCCTCCTTAAATTTTTCGGTATTCGATATGGTTCTGTGTGAAAAACGCCTTGAGCGCGTGCGCCTGTTCCATCGTCACATCGACGGCGAACTCCAAATGATAGAGCTTCGGCTTCAGCGGCTCCTCGTATCCGACGGGAACGACAGGAGGCGGCGCAAAAGCGGCAGGTGGCTCCACAGGCGCGTCTGGCTCATCCTGAGTGACTTTTGGCTCGTCGAAGTGTTCCTGTATTGCCGCCGCCTTGCGTGCCTCTTCGGCGGCTTTGCGGGCTTTCAGCGCGTTTTCCTTCTGGATGGCATCACGAACGTTATGCGTAGCGGCATATTCGTCAAGCAGCGCCTCTTCCCATTCGCTGTTCAGAGACCGAATCGTATCCAGATCCTCGCGCACCTGCCGGAGAATGGTGACGATCTCTTCGGCTGCCGCCTTTTCGCTTGCGGACGCATTGCCCCATTTGGGGGATACGATGCTATCCCAAGTCACATAATCCGTGATGCCGACGGCGTTCTCGTCGAACACGGTTTTCAGCCGGGCGAGTTTTTCCTCGCGCTTGGCGTTTTCCATGTTCTTTATCTGAACATCCAGATTTGTGACGCTCTTCTGGCAAAGGTCGTAGAGCTCTTTGCTCTCGCCCTCAAAGGTCGTGAATGGCGCAAGCCACGCCTTCTTCACGCTGATCTTCTGCTGGTTTATGCTGTCCGCAACTTTGCGGATGTTTGCCCGGAGCGTTTTGGCCGAGGCGATGCTTTCCTCAGTGACGATCATGCTCTCGTAGGGCGCGAGTTCCTGCGTAAGCCACTCTTTGACCTCTGCGAAGTTGGTGCAGATATGCAGCTCGCTCGCAACAGTCAGCGCGTCGTTTGTGACGCCGTATTCGATCATGTCAGCCATAGTGCGCCTCCGTCAAAACAGCATGTCCATGTCCGCTTCGGTCATCGGATAAAGCTCCGTGACCTCCGTGAGACAATGGAGATATTCCGGATCGATCTCCACTGCGGGAACGTCCGTTCTCGTTACGAGAAGCGGCGAATTTCCGCGCGGTGTCGGAATTGCAACCACGGAGCCGACGCGCACGGGCAGGTCCGTGCGGTAGTAATACTCCTTGCCTCCAAAACTGTTCTTCTTTTTGAACTGGCCTGCGATGTTAATGGCAAATACCCCCAATCATATTTTCAGCACAGCCGGAGGCATCGTCCCCGCCTGTACCCGTTTCCAGAATGCTTCTTCTTTATCCAGAAGCCACGCCATATCGTCGGCGCAGCTTTCTGCCGTGAAATAATAGGTGCGCAGCGAGGAAGAGCCATCCAGCCCTGTCAAAAGCGCGAAAAGGAACGCGAAAGAATATCCCGTGGCAAGGAACTGGTGGCAAATCTGCGTGTAATAGTGCGTCGGGATCCTGTCGCGCCATTCCGCCCAATCCTCTTTGGAACTGCACTGCGCAGTTTTGATTTCCAAAACGCCGTGTTCGCCGGTTTCGGTAATCAGCTCGCCGTCCAGCGTGGCCGTAAGCCACGGGCGCTCCTCCTGATACAGAATGTCGAACGGGTGATATTCCAACCGGTATTCCGGGTGTTCCGCTAAAAAAAGCCCGCGCAAATGGGGCTCTGCGCGGACGCCAAAGGAAACTGCTGCGTTGCCGGATAAATCTTTAGCTTTTTTTCGGCCGGTTTTTATCTCCCAAAGGCCGAGCGGTGTCTGCCACTTGCTCAGGCCGCACACAGCGGCGGCGTCCGAAGCGCCAAGTCCAACGCGGCCGGCAAGCCAGGTCTCACGATCTTCAAAATGCAAATACTGAAGCATGCTTCCTCCGATTATTCTGTTACAGTCTCCTCCTTACGGGAGTTGCACCCGCATCTTCCGTTCCGTCTCGCCTTTTGCGTAACGCGACAAAGAACATCCCGCCCGCTCGAACGGCGTTTTACTGTTAAACTATCGGAGGATATAAGTGCCCTGCCGCCATTCCAGACCGGAGCGCCGAAGCGAGCTGCTTCTTACGGGCTGCAGCTTATAGCAAAAAGGGAGAAGGACCCGCACCAAAAGGACGTGAAACCATGCGGCTGGCTGTATAGCGGTTTTAACCTCAGCAGTTCAGGAGGTATACAAAAGAGCCGGCAGGTGAAAGGTAAAAAGCCCTGCCGTAACTCAGAGGCGATCTTGGTTGAAGTATTTCTTGTCCACCCACGAACGAATGAATGATTGGCAGTTTCGTACTTTATCGCTGTCTTTCATCGAACCGCGATAGCAGGCGGAGCATGGATCGGATGCACAGGCCGTGCATTTCTGCTGTCGGTGGTTATTGCATGCCCGGCAGCGGCAAAAAGAGCAGTCTTTTCGAGTCATATGTATTCCGTCTTTCTCGGCCGTCCCGGCTTCGCTTTTCCGGCGGTAGCGAGGCAGTTGCAGCATTCGGTGCTCGCATAGGGGCAGTGGTGAAGGCAGAAGTCGATATATTCCGGCTTGTCTTCGTCTGCATATTGGATGGCAAAGTCGCCGTTCGCGTTGCGTCTGCAAAGCGCTGGGGCATGAACATACGTTGCTTTCAGGATGGCGAGCGCCGCCGCTTTCGCCGTCAATTCCGCCAATTCGTAAGGGCTCATCTTATCCGCCTATCCGCTGCGCTTCCGCCAGATGCTTAGCCACGTCTTCGACGCTGAACTTCCGGCCGCCGCATATCTGATAAAAGGTTACGTCGGCAAGCCACTTTTTGGCAGTGCCATAGCTGACGCCGAGCTCCGCCTGGATCTGTGGGATCGACAGGTATCTCGTTTTGTAACGTTTCGCAAGATCGTTCGCCAAGACCACCTCCTGCGGTGAGTTGGCATAAACGGTGCGTTTCAGTCGCGGCATAAAAGCACCTCCCAGCGTGTGGCTCAGGCGTTTTCCAGAAGCAAGCGGACCTGCTTTTTCGTATCGTCGCTCGCTTTCGGAAGCAGCCGAAGAATGCATTGAAGATCGTTTTCTTTCTTAACGGCGGCTCGTCGACTCTCTTCAACGCTGTAATACAGATCCTCTACGGAGCAACCGTACAGCAGTGCCATAGCGGCAGCCCGCTCCGGGCGCGGGCCGTAAAGCCCTTTTTCGTAAGCTGTCAACGCAGACGGCGGGAAACCGCAAATGCGAGAGGCGTTCGATATGCTGATGCCGATTTTTTCCCGGCGTTCTCTCAGATCCATCATGGAATCCTCCATACATAATTAAGATTTTCCTTGACAAAAAAATCCCTGTGAGATACGATGCAAATAGAAAATCTTCTTTGTTCTCAAGGGTTTTATCTTTTGTGTACAAGCAGATTATATCTTACAAAAAATAGATAGTCAATATTAAATCTATGTTTTAATAGATTTCAGCGTATTGACCGAAAGGAGATGAATGAATTGTTCGATTTCAACAGATTCGAGGCTTTGCGCGAGGAAAAAGGAATTACCAAAGCCTTTATTGCCCAAAAACTTAACCGCGCTCCCGTTATTTGCCACGATTGGAAACTCGGAAAATCGACTCCCAGCGAGCAGCAGATCAAGGTCGTAGCGAAAATTCTTGGCACTTCACCGGAATACCTGAAGGGGGAAACCGATAAAAAAACCCCCGCCGAAGCCGGCGAGGGCAGTAAGTATGATCGTATTATTATGGAGATACTGGAAAATATCACGGATGAGACGAAAGCGGCTCTGATCCCGCTGCTTCAGCAGATGCAGCGCCAAGAGGAGGCAAAGAACGGTTCTCGTTGAAGCGCATCAGCGCCTGATATTTCGGATCTTTCGCAGCTGCCTTTTTAATGGCGGAAATGAAGATCTCTTTCTGTTCTTCGTCAAGCTGATGGAAAAGGCGCAGGATAACCTGATCGTAGTCCAAGGGGAAGCCTCCTTTATGTCTTGATAATATCATCATACAGTATCCGGAGTCCGATATTCCGTACTTAGTATCTTATCAGGCGAATTTTGCCGTGGCAATAGTTTTTTTGAAAAGGTTCCGCCGCCGCGTCACCGGCCGCGGCGCCGGCAGAGACAACGTACAAAGCCCTGTTGTCTGCTGCGTATTAAGCGTAGCAGATGCTCGTGCGATTTGTCCAACCCCAAAACACAGCTTTTCCGCCCCAATGTGAAGAAGCTGTTCGGTTAATTCCCAAAAACGGGTTCAAATCGCAGAAATAATGCTACGAGGTAGAGGATTCATGGAAGAATTAGAAAATCTCGTTTGCCAGACACAGGAGCAGTTGGAAGTCGCCCAAAAGATTATGGCAGACGAAAAAGACAGGCGAAGTTTATCTTACCAGAAAATTGTCGATCAGACGGGTATTCCGAAATCCACCGCCGAGCGATTCCTCGGATTGAAAAGCAGCAACTCCAGCACAGTTTATTTTATCGTCCTATGTAAGTTGTTCGGTATGTCTGCCGACAGTTTTTTCGACATTGCCAAAGAGTCTCCGCCCAGCCCGGAAACCGACCAGGCTGCTCACAAGATCGAGTTGTTGCAGCTAAAGAACAAATATCTGGAAAGAAACAACGTATTTCTCCGCAAGGCGGTTGAAAAGAAAAACCTTTATATTGCCGTTATATCCATCCTTTCTCTGATACTGCTTATCCGAAATACCGTAATGGACATGAACAACCATCATATTGGCTTCTTCCGCGGCGAGTGGACACCGATGTCCACAGCAGGCGTTCTGCTGATCGTGATAGCCGCCGTAATATGCATTGTCGCCATCATAGCCAATCTCGGTAGCCGCGCACACTGGAAAAAGGAAGAAAGCAAAGGTCAAGACCCCTGAAAGGAACCAACCATGCCTAAGAGCGGTTCAAAAGAATACAAGTATATCCGAAAATCGTTTGTCGCCGACGGGAAGCAATACATAGTATGCGGAAAGACGGAAGCCGAGGCGATGGAAAAACTCGCCGCAAAGAAAGAAGCCGTCCGGCGCGCGGAATTAACAAAAGGTGTAAACTACACAATCGAGGATTGGGCCGATACATGGCTGAACACCTACATTAAACCAAAAGTCCGCAAACCTGGACAGCCGAAGAAAAAAGGCACCATGACGCAAAAAAGCTATGAGATGTATGAGGACAAGATCAACGGATATATTATCCCGGCGCTTCGAGGTAAAAAGCTGCGCAGCGTCACCGACACGATGCTGCAAGGCGTGCTGAATCAGCAGGCGGAAATGTCTGAGTCCCACGCGAAAAAAGTGCGGATGATCCTGCGCGCCATGTTCTCGCAGGCTGCCTTTTCTCGCATAATCCCCTTTGACCCGACCATTAAGCTCACCATTCCCGCGTCTGCCACTGTCGAAAATCGCCGCTCGCTTACCGCCGAGGAACGCGCCGTTCTTATGCAAGTGGCGAAGACGCACCGCTGTAGCCTATGGATTCGTTTTCTCATGCGCACGGGTCTGCGCCCCGGCGAGTGTGCCGCACTTCGTGTGCGCCATCTGGATATGGAAACGCGGCTTATTCACGTTTGCGAAGCCGTCGAGTCCGGAACCACTGTAATTGCGACGCCAAAAACGTCTGCCGGAGACCGGTATGTTCCTATTCCTTCGGACATTTATGCCGATCTGGAACGCCACATTAGCGGGAAAGACCAGGACGACTTTGTTTTTACGCAGGAAGACGGTAAATCCATGATGACGCAGACGGTGATGACAAACAACTGGCGCAGTTTCTCCCGGCAGATGGACATCGCCATGGGCGCCGAAATGACCGCGCACGGCCATATCTACGACCCGAAGGACCTTGATAAGGACGGGAAACCGTTGTATCCGGACAGCGCCGGGAACCCGAAGAATGGCCACAAAATTGCTCCCGATCTTGTTCTGTATTGTCTGCGGCATACCTACGGTACAGATCTGCAGCGCGCCGGGGTGCCAATCAATATAGCAAAGGCGATCATGGGTCACAGCGATATTTCTGTGACAGCAAACGTATATACTGACGCAACTGTCGAAGATGCCATGTCCGCGCGTGACTTAATGGACTCAGCAATAAAAACTACATGAAAAAAATAATTGACAACCAGCAAAAGCACTGATTTTCAACAGTTTTTATCGGGTTCGTCATCGTACTCTGACTCCGTATGTGAGGGTTCAAATCCTTCTCCCGCTGCCAGCGAAAAACCCTGTAATCTCAATGGTTACAGGGTTTTTATTTTGTCAAAAACGGGCTGTTTTCCCTTATTTTTTCCCTTACCAGCTTTTTATAGAGCAAAAGGACGAGGTTTACCCCCGTCCTTTTTTCATGTCCTTATGCCTCTTTGATGCTGTTGATGAACGCCTGCATACGTCCGGCGCTCTCTTCCTTCATGCGCTCGGAGACGTGACCGTATACATCCAGCGTAAAGGCCGCCGTAGCGTGGCCGAGATTTCCCTGCACCGTTTTCACGTCGTCGCCGTTTTGCAGCGAGAGCACGGCGAACGTATGACGAAGATCATGCACGCAAGCGTCCGGTGCTCCGATCTTGGCCGCGAGCTTCTTTAGGTGGTTGTACACCGTCTGCGGGTGGAGATGCTGCCCGAGCGGGTTAGTAAAGACAAGCGCCTTGTTTTGCTCTGCTGGGGTGCTCCATGCCGCCCACAGATCACCGGCACGCAGCCGGTCTTTCATCTGCTTCACCTTATGGCTTTTCAGTACCTCCATAACATACGGAGCGGGTGCGATCACGCGGACTTTATCGTTTTTCAGCGGCGCAAACTGAAACCCTCCGTCCGCCTCCGGCCTCTTCTGGAGCTGCTTACAGACGGTGATACGCCCCGTTTTGAAATCTATGCAGTCCCACGTCAAGCCCGTAGCTTCCGCTTCACGCAGCCCGGTAAACACGATCACCTTGAAGATGTCGCCGTACTCGTCCCGCTCGGCTTGGGTGAGAAGCGCCCGTACCTGTTCGTCCGTCAACGGTACGATTTCCTTTTTCTCCACGCGCGGCAGCGTCACACGGTCGCACGGATTCAGTTTCAGATAACCCAACTCCACCGCGACGGAAAGCGCCTTTGTCAGAACGCCATGAACGTTGCGGATCGTCTTTGCCGCGAGTGGGAGGTGTTCCGTTACCGGCTTTCCTTTTTCGTCCTTGTGAATGACTGTCCGCCCGCTCTTTTGGAGCTGATTATAGAAATGCTGTATCTCCTTCGGCGTCAGCTCTGAAATCTTCAACGCGCCGAGAGCGGGTTTTATATGCGTGTTCACTTGTGCACGATACGTTTTCAGCGTCAGATACTTCTTGTCCCCGCAGAAATCGGCAAGCCATATATCCAGCCATTGGCCGAGCGTCATACGGCAGGGTTCGATATATGTACCGTCCGCTAGTGATACATTGACCGCGAGCAGCTTTTTTCTGACCTCCGCTTGTGTTTTGCCGGATACGCTCTTCTGTATCTGTTTCCCCGTTCCGGGGTCGAAGCCGCAGCTGTACCGAGCTTCCCAATAGACATACTTTTTCCCGTTGCGCTCTATGACCTTTTTTCGGATGTTTCCCGCTCCGGCGGCACTTTTAGCCATCTATATACCCTCCCACGCTCAGAAAGGCAAGCTGTCCGCTCGTATTTTTTTCAATTCCTGCATTTCTCCATTGACCCACGAATTATAAATCGCTTCACTAAAAACGTGATCGTTCAACAATTCCCGCATTCGCTCTCTATTTGCAAAAAACTTGACAAGCTCCGGTTGCCACTTAGCATAAAACTGAATGGAAAAAGCTTTATACGATTCGACTTCCCATTCTGGATAATCGTCACCCGGCTTTTGCATCTCTTCTTCGAACTCATCCATTATTATATCGCCGCCATACTTCGACACCTCTAAAATGCGCTGCGCGAGGTCTGCAACCGTTGATATGGGAGTAGACACGGGCTTCGCTTCATTACCGCACAGATACTCGATAGAAACACCTAAGGCATCTGCAATGGTAATAGCATTTTCAAGCGTCGGTCGTTTCGTGCCTTTTTCGTAATAGGATACCGTTTGTGCAGAGATTTTAGCCTTTTCTGCAAGGTCACTTTGTGTCAGCTTCTTCTTCTTCCGTTCTGCGATAAGTCTTTCCGCGAAAATCGAAATGTCGTACATAAAAACCACCTCTATCGGCAGGATACCGCGTCTTAAGTTGAATGTCAACAACAACATCATCAAAACAAGTTAAGTTGCGCTAAAACCGTTTGATAGTTGAGTTTTGTGCTATTTTATGATAATATGGCGTCATCAGCAAAGGAGGCGATCAAATGTCCAAATCCAACGCATTCATCCGCGATTACGCCCGCAACCATGGGGTCTGCCTTTGGCAAGTCGCGGACGCTCTCGGCATCAACGAGAGTTCTCTTTCCCGGCTGCTCCGCTACGAACTGCCCGACGAAAAGAGCCGGGAGATCATTGCGGTTATCGACCATCTGTCGACGGAGGTGATGCGTGGTGCCTGAAAATCGACTTGCTCTCAACGCGGCAGAAGCGGCGGAAATGCTCGGCGTTTCCCTGCCAACGCTCCGGCAGCTTACCCATCGCGCCGACTTCCCGGCGGTCAAGCTGGGGCGTCGGTACATAATCCCGCTCGCCAGTTTACAGCGTTGGCTTGATGCGCAGACCGCAGGAACCGAAAGGAGGATGCAGTCATGACACCATTGAAAGCCATTCGGGAAAAGTGCCTCGATTGCGTCTGCGGCGTTGCCGTTGAAGTTCGCCGTTGTGTTTGCACGGATTGTCCCCTGTTTCCGTTTCGTTTTGGGCGGAATCCGAATCGAGCGGGAATAGGTAACCATGCCGGATCATTCGCCGGAAACGCCAACTCAACAAACGATTTTGAGCGGGAGGGTACAGGGACATGAGACAATACCTCCCAGCACAAGAAAGCGCTCACAAGCCCGCTGAGATGGACTTAGACGGGAAATCCGAGAACATAAAAAGCCGCCCCCCGGTGTGCAAGACCGAGAGACGGCAAGCGGAGACGCAGCCTTTTGCCAGCCAGCAAGAGCAGCTATTCCCGCTCCATGATTCTACTATCTCGAGCAGGACAGCGCAAGGATTTTTTCAAAGCGTCCTGCCAAAAGGCGCGGAGAACGCCATTAAAACGGCGGAGCTTTGCCGAATGATGGGCATAAAAGACCCGCGGGCGCTTCGCAAGATGATTTCCGACGAGCGGGCACTCGGCGCTGTCATTTTATCCGGCGATGGTGGTTATTTTTTACCGTCTGCCGGCGAAAAAGGACGGCAGGAGGCCGCAGCGTTCATCGCAACCGTGACCGCAAAAGGCGCGAACACGATCAAAGCGGTAAGATCGGCGCAGGCGTTCCTTGACGGGCTGCCGGGAC